CGTCAATAGCCAGACTCCCGACTTCGGCAGTTCGTTCATCGACGCCTTCAAGGCGAGCGGAATCGACGATGCTGCGTCGGCCAATGAAGCCGCAAACACTGCTACTCAGGTTACCGAGCAGCCGAAAAAGCAGCAGAAGACCGACGATACATCTCCGAAGCTCAGTAAAGCTGAGAAGGACATCGAGCGGATGTTCGGAAGTAAGAAACCGGCGGCTGAACCCACGGCTCCGACGGCTACCGACGACGCCGACATCCCCGAGACGATCAAGTCTACGAAAGCCGCCGATGCTTTCCGCAAGATCAAGGAGGAGAAGGCGCAGCTTGCGAAGCAACTGGAGGAGCTGAAGGCTGGCAAGTCCACCAACCCTGACTTCGAATCGCAGCTCAAGGCGTTGCAGGAAGAGCGTGATGCGCTTTCCGAGCGCGTTCGCCTTCTGGACATCGAGCGTCACCCCGACTTCATCAAGAAGTACGAGGGTAAGATCAATGGCGTCTTTGATTCGGTGAAGAGTCTTGTCGGAACCGATGGAGAACGCCTTGTTTCTCTCCTGAAATCGCCCGACAGCGACTATCGCAACTCGCAGATCGACGACATCGTTGAGGGTCTTTCACCGTCCAAGAAAGCCAAACTTGGCGCACTTATCGTCAAGTACGACGAAATCAACGGCGAACGCGCATCCGAATTGTCCGAGGCGAAGGCTGATTACGATGCGGTCATCTCCAAGTACCAGCAGGACAACGAGGAAGGCACTAAGGCTGCGCTGGAGTCGGCCACGAAGACTTGGCAGAAGGTTTCCAGCGATGCTCGTTCGCTCGAAATCTTTGAGCCGCGCGAGAATGACGAGGAATGGAACAGCGAACTGAACCAGCGCCTGAGTCTTGCTCAGCAAATCTTCAATGGTGAGAACAGCGAAGAGGATCTGGCGAAGGCTGCTCTTTGGGCTGCTGCTGCTCCCAAGTATCGAGAGCTGCTCTATGCTCAGGTCGAGGTGAACAAGCGTCTCCAGGCTGAATTATCCAAGTATCGCGGAAGCGAACCTGGGGTCAGCTCGCGCGCGACGACCGGCGGTTCACGACCGGCGAACACGAATGCTGCGAAGAGCGAGGACTTCGTTGCCAGCGTGATGAAATCGTTAGGACGCTGACACTACTCTCCAAAACAATTATCCCCCGATGGTTTTCATTACCACCGGGGGATTTTCGTTTGAATCACTTACGATACGGTCCGCTGCCGCTCGGAACCGGCTGCGGCTTCGGTTTAACCGGCGGCTTGGGTGGCGGTGACTGCTTGTAAGGTCCGCTACCGGATGATCGGACAGCGGGAGAACCTTTGTATGGTGCGTTGTAGCTCATGGTTTTTCCTTCTTCCTATTCCGCATCCTATGCTGGTAGCCGATCTTCTGGAAGCTGGTTTTTTCGCGCTTGAATCGAGCCTTCTCCGCGCTGCTCATCTCCATCGTCGTCTTCGGAGTCTTCTCGCTCACACGCTTCGTTGGCCTACAAGCGGGATATCCAGCGCGCTCCTCGCCCTCCTGACGACCGCATGGCTTGCCGGTCTTGATGTCCACCCACTTCTCGGCGAACCATCGGCCCAGACCGCCTCTGACCTTATTCTTATCCGACATCGGCAACCTTGTATTTGCCGCCGCGCTTCTTGTACTCACGAACGAGCCAAGCGTTGGCGTATGCTGATGGGTAGACATCGAACTTCGCCTTAGCAGCGGACTTCATCTTGCTGTAGAGCGACTTGTTGGTTGGAACGTTCTTTTTCATTCCTTTGGCAATGCGTACCAACCCTCATGGATCGTAATCCGGTTCTTGCTGCGCACCGTTTTGCCGCTGGCATCAACGACCCAAACCTTAGCCTTAGCGTCCTCAGCAAGCCTCACAGGCTCACCGTGGGGGACGTAAATCACCCGGCTCGCGCAGCTCACGCTCATGCTCGCGCACACGATCAAGAAGACCGCGCTTAAGATCGGGTTGCTTCTTAGCATCTTCGCTCGTCGTGTCCTGCTTCGTCAGAGAATGAAGCCAGATAACCAGCTTCATCACGAAGTCGGCCAGGAAGTTCATTCCGCCTGTTTGGCGGCTGATTGCTTGTTCTTCCAGATCGACCAGACAGCACCGAGCAGGGTGACAGTCGCACCAGCAATCTCGGCAACCTGATCAGCACTGGCCAGCCCCTTGGCGACGAGGAAGCCTCCGAGCGCGCTAAGACCGTGGCGGAGAAGAGAGGAAATGTTCGGGTTCATTTATTTCGATTTTTGAATTTCTGGTACAGGTCAACCAGCTTGACGACGCATGTCAGAAACGCGGCAAAAGCGCCGAGCGCGAGGGATGCCGTCTTGAGATTCGGATCGGAGAACATGGCGTTCCCCATTATGCCGATGACCGGACCACCGACGCCGATTGAGATATCTCGAATGAAAGCGTGGTGGTCCGTCATCGTAGTGGTTAGTTAGCGTCCGCCTGTGACTGCTTGGCAGCTTCCAAAATCAGGTCGGCCAGAGGAACGCCGACTTTCGCATTCTGGAAGCCGCCAGCCTTGATGGCGATATCGATGAGTTGCAGGAGGTTGTTAGCTTGTTCGGTGGTGAGTTCGATTTTAATCATGCCGCCGGAGCATCGGAGACGCTCGCATCGGACGCAACCAAAACCGGCGCAATGTAAGGCAGCATCGGCGGCACGATCATCACAGGAGGAAGCCACGGCAGCGGCGGAGCGATGACCGGAGGGTTGATCTGGTCAGCAATCTGCTGCGTCACGTTCGCTTCAATCGCGCTCTGATTGACGCCATTGGCGAAGCACCAGCCAAGCACCTGATCCTGCGTGAGGTCAGGATACGGCGTGAAGGCCTCCGTAGGAGGCGCGAACGACGACGAGCCGTAGCAGGTGCCGCTGTAGGTCTTCTCGTCGTCGCCGGTGCCGGTGGTTTCGGTGCCGTTGCAACGCCAGTCGGCGGTAATCACAACGTCCGTGAGCGAGCCTTCGGTAGGCTTAACGAGAAGGCGTTCGATGATCCAAGAGATAGTGGTCATAGTAGATTAGGCTTCGAGTGCTTCAACACGGGCGGTGAGTTCCTGAATGGCCTTCACCAGCACAGGAATGAGGTCTTGGCGAACGGACTTGTAAGGAGCCTCTCCTTCAGGGGCAGGATCTTTCCACTCGTCGATCAGGTTCGGGAACACGGTTTCAAACTCCTGAGCGATGAAACCACGGTCTCCCTTGATGTTCTTACCTTTTCCAGTCTTCCAATCGAACTTGCGGGGCTTGAGGGCGAGGATGGCATCAAGACCAACGTCGATGTCCTGCACGTTCTCCTTCAAGCGAGCATCTGAGATTGCAGAAATCGTCGTGTTGGTGGCGTACACAGTGCCTCCCATTCCGACATAGAAACGATAAGCTGATGCACCAGTTGAATAAAGTTGATAGCTTGTATCAGTATTAACAGAAGAAGACATCGTTGCGGTTGTGATGCCATTCGGTCTGACATACCAACCAACAGTGGTATCGCTAAGAGCCGCCTTCCCCACCAACAGATTCCCGCTCGCGTCGAGCGTCATCGCTTGGACTGGAGTAAACGTCGCTCCAGCCGTTTTGGTTCCAGCTTCGTTGAACCAGTAATAAGCACCATTAGCCTGCTGAAAGAAAGTAGCCGCTGCGCTTACAATGTACTTCCAGTTTCCATCATAAACAAAATTTGTTCCGAACAGAGTACTGATAGTAGTCCCGCTTGATGTATCACTGGAGAATGAACCACGGCCAATCTGAACCGCTTTGTACGCCGCCCACGCACTCGGCGTAACCCCCACGCCGACGTTGCCGGATGAGTCGATCGTAGCTTGGACGTTATTGTTTGTGATGAAGTGCAGCGGATAGTTTTGATAGCTGCCAACAATGGTGGAATAAGCCGTTGAACTATTGCAGATAGATCCACCAGTCGAACCTTCAACACCGAATTGACCTCCGCCAGAGGTGTTGTTGATCAGGACTCGATTGTATCCGGTAGTCGTTCCAATCAATCCGAGTCCGGTGGTATTGGTTGCAGCAGTTCCAGAAACTGTAAGTCGATGACTCGGACTCGCCCCCACGCCCAGCCCCGTGGAGTTCAGGGTCATCTTGTTACTTCCAGCAATGCCGAAAGTCAGCTCACTGAGAGCTGAAGACGCATCAAGCGTAGGACCAGTCGCTCCAGCGGAAAGCGTGGCGTACTGGGTCGAAAGACCAGCTCGACTAACGCGGACGCCAGTAGCTCCATTTCCGACAACTTCAAGAACATCATTCGGCGTCGCCGTCCCAATACCCACCCGATTGTTCGCCGAATCCACCTTCAGGGTCGAGGTATCCACCGTCAGATCGCCGGTGATGGTGGCGGAGGCGAGGGTGGCGGTGCCGCCTGCCCCGAGGATCTGGTTGCTGGTGATCTTCTTCGTGGTGCCCGACGCCGCCATCGACGTATCGGAGACATCCACAATCGGCAGAACGTCTGCCGCGGGATCGACGGTGGTGATGGCCGCCAAGGCCGTGATTTTCGTGTCTGCCATATGCTAGTTTGCTTGAATGATCAGTTTGCCTGTGTCCTCCTGGAGCAGGAAGTCCCCGCTTTCCAAGAGCAAAGAATCGAAAGTGCCGAAGGTGATGACGATCTTGTCGGTGCCGTCCTCCAGCAGGACAAAGAACTCGTCCTCCTGCAGCAAGTCACGCCGCAGTATGGGATAGTCCGCACCGCCGCCGCCGCCAGCGAACCGCTGGACGTCAACGCCGAGGCCTAGTCCCAGTCTCATTGATTAGACCCACTTGCGGTTGTACGCCACAATACCGCCGCTGCTAAGAGCGAGCGAGGTGAACACACCGGAGATCGAATCGCCGGCCTGTATGGTCACGCCAGAGCCCAAGCCGGTGATGTTGGACGTGCAGCCCGACAGGATCGACGTCGAGACGGCATGGATCTCCATCCAGTTGCCGCTCACCGTACCGTCGGCCGCGGTGATGTATTTGCCGCCGAACTCGCCGGCGAGCTGACGATTAGAGCCAACATTCATAAAGTGAACTTCTGACTGCTCCTCTTTGTGCCACCTTGCCACCCGACCTGCAAGCGTGTACCCCCGCACTTAACCCTCACCTCCGGGTTGTCACGCTCGATCTCCTTCAGGAACTGAGAGTCTTTCCAGCAGTCGTAGCCGTACTTGGTGCCCCAAGCATGGTACAGCGTAGGGTCGATGCGCATCCGAAGACGGCCGATGCCGTCCACGCTGCGCAAGTCGGTCTGCGAGTCCTTGGCAATCCGCTTCTGCTGGATGCCGGCCTGCACCCAGTCCTTCTGGATGCCTTTTTCGAACTCCTTGATGACCGCACGGCGCAGATCTCCTGGAAGATCGTCCAGAGCGTTTGCAATGACTGAGGAAGCGTTCTGATTCATGGGCAGAGAAAAGGGGAGGCTGCCGGGTTTGTCCAGCAACCTCCCCGTGTTTGAGTGGTTTAGGCTCCGTTGAAGAAACCAAAGCCGCTCGGGTTCTTCACCACAAGTCCGGCAATGGCCTCGACGAGACGGGCAGGACCGCCACCAGCGTCAGGCAGAGCCTTGACCTGCGGCAGCTTGGCGTAGCGCACCTCGACCATGTCCATGGGGATGACATAGCCCTTGGTGGCCTGAGCGGACAGAGCGGTGCCGTTTTTACCTCCCAAAAAGGTCGTGGGATGTAAAATTAGCCGGCCGAAGTCCCCTTCAAAAAGATCAATGGATGCCTTAAAAGTATCACTCGACAGATCCTGATTGAAGGTGCGGACCGAGGTGGCGGCGATGGAGTTGGAATTGACAACCTGAGTCGTGCCAGAGGCAGTCAGGTTGGTGAACGCACGCTTCAGCGTGGTGCCCACGATACAATCGTAGTCGCGGAAGGTGCCGGTGTTGCCGTAGATGGCAGTCAGCACGTTCTGGGCGGTCGCCTCAGTGAACGAAGCGGCAGCCGTAGTGTCAACAGCGCCAGAGGCAGGCAGGAACGGCGAACCAGAAGCGCAAGCGCCGATGTTGGAAGCGTTGGTGCTGTTCAACCAGTTACCAAGCGAGCCGGTCAGATACGGATTGGCAGTGCTGACCTCAGTCTGCGCAGCCTGATTGGTGCACATGAAGGTCGCTTCCATATCCCGTTTAATCAAAACGAGGGTCTTAGCAATGCCGTTGGCAAGCTCATCGGTCACACCGGCGACGTTCTGGGTCTCAGCGATAAAGCCGATACGCAAGTCGCGGCGGAACACCTGACCGTAGTTGTTCAGGCGGGTCCGGTTCTGCACCGGGTTGGCCGCGCTGGAAACAGTCACGTCAGCACCGTCGACAACACCCTGCAACTGAGGGTCACCGTAGTTGTCGACTTGCCACGAGAACTGCATATTCCCGAGGTCCTTGCCCTTGGGGGCCATGGACACGAACGGAGTCGACTTGGCGTCGACGATGGCGATGTAGTCCGCCAGATCCTCACGGATCGCGGAGGTGGAGGCCAACGGCACAGTGCCGGCCTGATTTTCTTGGAGCAGGGGCATAACTTAGAGCATCCTTTTCAGTAATTGAGCCAGTTCACTTTGACTCCCGGTCTTCGAAAACTTCGACTTCGCCTGCTGCAGGCCGACCGCAGCCGCATCCTTTTTCACAGGAGCAGCAGTAGGTTTGCCCGGCTGACTCGGCGCCTTCACGATGGGCTTCACCGCGGGTTTCCCCTTTGATGCCTCCAACCGTAGCTTCCTGCCAGCAATGAAATCGCCGATGAGCACCTGATACTCCGGCAGGCTTGAGAGCTGCGGCAACTGCCGCAACACCGTCTGCGCTTCCGTGTACTCGGTACTGGCACGGTCCTTCCACCAAGGATAGAGCTGCTCGGCCACCGGCTTGATCTGCTGATAGTTCTGCAAGAATCTAGCACGATTCGGGATGTGCAGATCCAGCGCATCTTCGACACGCCGTCTGATCTGCTTCACCTCATCCGCGCTGTACTCCTTGCCGTCTACTTCGCAGCCGTCGATGTTGTCCTCGCACCACCGCTTCAGGTTCCGGGCTTTGCTCCACTCATCGTTGAGTTTGGACGCATCCCAGACATCAGCGAATGGGTCGTTGGGCGCCACCGCAGGCACAGGCCGCTCGGCTTGAGTCTGCTCCAGCTTGGTCTTGGCGTCGTTGAGTTCACGCTCCAGCGCCTCGGCCTTCTCAAGCGCCTCTTTCTTCTGGCGCGTGAGCTTGTCGATACGCTTGCGGAAGCCCAACGACTCGTCGTTGTCTTCGGATTCCGAAAGAACTTCATCAGGCGGCTCGGCCTGACTCTCCGTTTCTTCAGCGGTCGGTTCCGCTGCCTGCTCCTCGTCCGCACTCACGGCCATAGGCTCAGGCTCCGACTGTTCAACGGGCTGCTTCGCCTTCTCTTCCTCCCCGCTGAATCTTGACTTCAGCAGCTTCGCCAACGCCGATTCGTCGAACTGCATCGGGTTGATTGGGGGCTGTGCCGTGTTTTGGGCAGGTTGCGCTTCCTGTGTCGTATTCGGGATGTCCATGCTGTTTTGACCCTGCAAGTCGGGTATGGTTCGCCAGGGTGGTTAAAGGCCCACCAAGAAGCCGTTGTTGTAGTGAGATATCAAGATTGACTCCGGGTCAACCTATTATCCCTCCCTGTAACTGCTTATCAGCAGTCGCAAATCTTGTATGGCAGCAGCCCTGCCGCAGTTATAGGCACGGTCCTCTGCAGACAGGTTTGGCAGTATAGCGGAACGGCTCTCATCGTCCGCTGTATCACCGAGGATCTGCAGAAAGGCAGCTATCACCGGATGCTCGTCGGAGACCGAAAGAGCCTCGGTCAGTTGTTCTTGGTTCAATTTCATTGCACGCCAAGGCGGCCGGTGACGGCATTCTGCTGTTGCTGAACCGAGAACTGCAGGTTCTCGATGTACTTCTGCAGGTTGGCTTGGAAGAGCTGATCCTGCTGCAACTGGGCCTGGTACTTCGGATTCGAAGCCAGCACCTGCTGGGCGAACTGCAGGCGCATCGCAGCCGTCGGGTCGTTCTCACGCAGCATCGGGGGATTCCCGAGGCTGATCAGCGCGATCTCGTCGTTTGTCTCGCCGAACATCTTCTGCGCCGCCGGTCCCTGCTGCATCACCAGCTCGCTCGCAAGGTTGGGATCAATGCTTCGCAGGGCCACCGAGATCAGTTTGGCCCGATCAATGACGCCAGCAGTGTCCAAAGGCAGAACCAGCGTCGAGATAGCCTTCAGCTTCTCGGTCACAAGGTCGGTAGACAGCTCGCGGATGTCGAACTTCAGCATGACATCGAAGTCCTGTACGTTCTCCGGCAGCGGCGTGGTCGAGGCCGTGATGCGCATGATCTCCGCGGGGCCGACGTACTGCAGCGTCAAGGCAAGCACCTGCCGGAAGGCCTCGGTCCACCCGTGCAGCCAGTTGTTGATCAGACGCTGCTGGCGCATCTGCGTGACCGCAGGCGGCACCTTCTCGGTGGGGCGCCCGAAGTACCGATCAGTCTGAGCCATCACCGAGTCGATCAAATTGAAGGCAACACTCGGCTCCCGAGCAGGAGGCGCTAGGAAGCCAATCTCGCCGCGGCGCAGCACCGGAACCTGCACAGCCGGCCCAATCTTCAGGTTGCCGCCACGAGTCTTTGGCACCTCGATGGGCGGCAGCGTGGCCAAACTGGTGTAATCGAATATCGAGTCGCGCTGGGCCTTCAGCTCATGCTGCCAGGTCGAGCAGATGTCGGGCACGCCGCGGCTCTCGGTGATCTGGCGGTGAACGACCTCGGAACGCCAGACGACGAATGGGTATTGGCCGTGCGAGTACTCCAGAGCTTCGAAGTAGCCCCACTTGTCGCCCACCTGGGGGCTGAACACCGTGTAGAACACACCCGGGATACCGTCGCTATCCACGGCCTTCTGGTAGGCGTAGCAGACCTCGATCAGGTTCTCACGGTCGAGCAACGAGTTCTCAGCCAGCCCGACGCTGTACGAGAAGTCCGAGTAGTCGCTGAAACGGCCCATCGTGTTGATGGCCTCCTGCGCCCACTCGCTATCCCATCCCTCCACCTCGACCTTGTTCAGCAACTGCGCCTCGGTCATGTAGAACCGGCGGAAAATAACCCGTGCCGACTGGATATCGGTGGTTTCCGGCGGAAACACCATCTCATCCCACGGCGCCAAGGCCGCGATCATCGGCTTGTTGGTCACCATCGTGGGCACCGGGAAGTCGCACTCGCCCTCGTCGCGCAGCTCGCGCACAGCCTTCAGAGCCCGACGCTTCTTCAAGTTGGGGAAGGCAGCCATCAGCAGCTCCGCGGACTGATCATCGGCCTCCGGGTTGGCAATCAGGTTGGGCAAATCAGCCAGAACCGAACCCTCGGGCGACTGCGCAGCCAAGGCCATCACCTGGTCCATCGTCAGATACTGCTCCTTCTGACCCAGCTCCTGCTGCCAAGTGACGTGCACACCAGCCCACCCATAGGTCCACAGGTACTGCGACAACAACTCAACCTCACGGGTCAAATCGTTGTACATCTTCGCATTGGTAGCCCACCATCAGGTTGTGCGCGGTCACAGCCTGATCGAGCTGGCTCACATTGCTCGGAGAAACCCGGAGCATCGAGCGCCAGAAGGACGTCGAGCACAGATCCACAAGGCCATTGATCACCTCGTCGGCCAACGGGATGCGCGTGTCGCTCGCACCATCCCAAGGAAACGCAGGCTTGTTCCTATTGGCGTCATTCCACTTCTTGCCATCGTCGGTCTGCCCAGCCCACCTGCAGTACCGCACCTGCTCGACACGGTCGATCCTAGCGAAACACCCGTAATCGGTAGCACTGCGCCGCAACTCCTCGGTCAATGCCGGCACATTTGGCTCCTCGCCGACCCGGGCCATCACGTCTGTCGCCGTCTTGTAGGAATCTCCTTGCATAGTGTCTTGTGTTAGTATCCACCGCCGCCGCGACTATCAAAGCCCCCACGGCCGACAAAGGCAAGGCCCGAGACCAACAACATGCCGAGGCAATCAATGGGGTCCTTAGTAGCCCCCTTCTGCCCATCCCTGCCCGTATGCTCCGAAAGCGCATAGATCAGGTTCGTGCAGTCGTTCACAACGTACAATTGTGGCTCGTTAATCGCCGTCAGTTCCTGCGTTGCATCGTAGGAGAGCTGCGAGTTGATCGCAGACGTCCGTTGGTCCACAGGAACGCCCGGCGCCGGTATGAAGGCCATGCCATCATCAGTCGGATCTTCGGATTCGGCCAATAGATCAATCAGCGTGGTACCTCCAGCTTCCGATAATGCTGGCGATCCACCCGCTTTCGGGTCGATCAACCGCATCACCGGCTCGCCATAGCCCAAGTCCGCCTCAATCTGCCTGAACAACCTCCGGTACTCCGAGATCGACCGGCCAGCCTCCAGCGTCTGAGCAGGCCCGGGCTTGCCATCAGCCTTCTCGCTAGGCAACACCCACTCGCCGTAGTTGGAAAAGTCAGGGAACTCCCGCACCACCACCCGCTTTCCATCCTCGTACACCAGCATCCACAAGGCATACCAGTTACGAGCACCCGCGGGATCGCAAACCATGTACAGCGTGCCGCCAGGAGGCACCGAGGAAGCCGGTATGCAATGAATCTCAGGCCTGAACCGCGCAAAGGCCTTCCCAATGTTGTCACTAGCCCACCCATAGGCCCGTGTCAGTATCTGACCCATAGGCGAAGCCACTAGCTTCGACTTCATCTCATCGAACGGGTTGTACGGGTTGTCCTCCGAGAAGAAGAACACGGTGCGCCTATTGGTCTGATTCTGCACCATAGTGCGAGCAGCCTTGCCCACAGGCCACGTCGGCAGTCCTTGTTTGCCCTTGAGCAACTCAGCCTCGTGGAACTTCGTAATAGCAGAGCCAGCAGTGAACTCCTTGTACACACTAGCCACACCCTCCAGCGGCGTCTGTGTGATCAACAGCTTGCCCCTCCTTGTAATCAACCGATACCGCAGCGTCTCAACCCAGCTCTGTGGCACCAACTCGTCGCACCAGATCAAGTCAGCCTCACGACCCTCAATCGTGTTCTCCGATTGCGTGTAGTTCAGGAAGTCGCACCGCGATCCATTAGGCAGAATGAATGAGCCATCTGTGAAACCGTTCTTCCTGCTGTAGTTGAGATAGTGGATGCGGCCCTTCTTAGTAGCCCTTAGTGCAACAGGTAGATAGTTGTAGATCGCCGGCTGCTGCACAGTGACACTAGTGGCATGGCTGGTGTGACAACACAGTACGCTAGCGTTCTCCTTCTCCAGCAGCGTTTGCACCACACGCCTAGCAGCCCACAGCGTCTTGCCAGCACGGTTGCCGCCGCTGATAAGCAGCTCCTGAGTGGCTGCATATTCGCCATTGGCCACCTCCCAGTGGTCCGGGATGTAGCCGTAGGTGTACGGATCAGCCTTCTCCAGTAGGACAAGCTGCGTACGCTTCTGCTTCAGCTCCAGTGCCCGAGGGTGCGAGGCGTCGACCTTGGGTATGACAGGGTGCTGCGGCTGCTCGTTCCACCAGGCCGTGTTGCACGCCTCGGTGCAGAAACGCTTCTGCTTAGGTCCGCTGTGCTGCTTGATGACTTCGAATGGCGCATTGCAGGTCATGCAGCGCGGTGCGGAGGCGACGGCGGAGGGCTGTGAGTTCACGGCGGAGGTGTGTGTTTTCGAGGGTGAGATCAAGGTTGTCCTGGGTGGCGATGGTGAGGGCTGTGTGATAGAGGCTTTCCTGATATTTTTCGTTTGAGGAAACCCGTCGCCTTTTAGGCGTTGCCGCAATCCGCCGACCCCCTCCCCCGGGGGGTGCCGCGGTGACTGCTGTTCCACCTGCCGTAACGGGGTAGGACACTGGCTTTCTACTCATGGCTCAACGTGCGTTTGGCCCAATGTTTACGCGGGTTTGCTGCGTGTTTGCGTGACCAAGTGAATATAATACGGATTGTGCATCAATGCTTCGAAACAGGCCTAAACTCGCGTGTTTCGATGGTAACTGTGGTGGAGGGGTAGGACATTTTGCGCTACTACCTAAACCGCATCGGGCAGTTGCTCGTCGTTCACAGGGGTCACGTCGCGCTCCTTCAGGTCCTTCATTAGATCGCGGTGGTTCACAGAGGCCGTCATTGCGAGGTGAATGCTGGTAGGCTGGCCTTTGATGACCGAAAGTTTATCTGTCAGCACGGCGACGGCGACCGGTAAACTCCTATCGTCTATCAAGTTAATAGAGGATTCAGCGAGCCTCCGTGTACCTTTCCAGATTGCAACCTCCAGAAAGCCGGTAACATCACGGCGCCAGTCTTCCTCATTGTCGGGGTAATCCGATGGAACCTTGACGCCTCTGATCAGCTTGAAAGCGGTTGCCTGGCAGACCCCAGCATCAGCAGCGATCTTCTCCAGTGGTTTGTTGTGTAATATGCCTTCCACAACAGCATCAGCGCTTTCTTGTGTTAGCTTACTATTAAAATGCTGGTTAGGATGATTGGACTTGATGTATCCAATCTCCTCTGCCGCTTTTAGAACCTTCTCTTTTACTCCTTCTGGAACCTTTCCTTTGCCAGATAGAACAAACTGGGCGTGATGATGATACACGCCAGCAGCAGTTGCTACATCGTGAAGGCTAGGCTTCTTTTTCTTCTCACCCGGCATAAGGCGCAAAGCTGTAGGGGAACTCTCCCCAATGGTTGAGTTGTTTCTTGGGCATCATGGAGTAGTGCGGAACTTCGCACAGGCTCATCCTGAAGGCTGCAGCGAAGTCTTCCGATAGGTACTCCAGTTGCCCCGGCATGGTGTCTACGGCGAACGGCATCCACAGCGTGGGGAACTCCTCGACGCGCACGTCCTTGCACCAGTCGATTCTGTAGGGGGGTGCTATGTCCACCCTCCCGAGCTTTTCTAACGTCTCTACGAGGCGTTTACGGGGGATTGCGAGGCATCCGCTGGCAAACATCTGAATCGGCACCAGCTCACTAGCCGACTCTGCGTTGGCAGTTTGGAACTTCAGGGCCTGCAGGTGCTCTGCTTTGGGGCGCAGGGCTGGCCTAGGCGGCAGTGTGCGGCATGGGTATGGGATGCACACGGTTGCCTGATGCTGATGGGCGAGCTCTGCCATACGCACGATGTCAGCCGCGGCGAACTCCACGTCATGGTCGATTTGCACCCAGACATCCTTGCCGGAATCGAGGAACCACTTGGTAGCGCGGCAACGGCTTCGGCTGATAAGAGCATCCTCGCGGATCGTGCGGAGATCTGTCTGGCGATCTGATCGTGCAAAGGTGGCTGTCAGATCGACCCAAGACATCAGGCAGGCTGCTGAGATGCCGCCGTAGGCATACAGGCTGACGTGGATGGAAGGCCTGGTGCCATCCTTGGTCTCGGGCTGCACCACCGACTTCGGCTTGGGTGCGTAGAGGAACGGATCGTCGATGGGTGGATTGGTTGGTGTGCTCATTTGGATTCTTGGGGTAGGCCTGCTGCTTCTCGTTCTCTGGCTAGGGTCAGTTCGTGTCCTTTGGAGATCATGTAAACGATGGAGCCGCGGGGCACATTGCAGGCCTTGGCGGTGCCATCGAGGCTCAGGCCCATATTACGGAGCTGATAGGCGCGAATCATGGATTCGGGGTGGTGCCTGACGGCTTGCTGGGCGTAGTCCTCGATGAGCATGGGATCTGGCGAACCGTCTTCGAGGAACTTCTGGTTTGCCGGGTAGGATATCCAACCGGCTTTGACGGCCCGAGCGATTATCTGCGGTGCTTCAGATAATAGCCTGAGGTTGTCGTTGTGTGTTCTGCTCATATCAATAGCTCGGCGATGGGTCTGTGAAGCGGCAGTATTGGCCTTCGTACCATAGGTTGATCAGACCGCACTCGCCGTCACGTTGTTTGGCTATGGCTATCACGGCTTCTCCCTGTGGCTCGTTGCGATCCCTGTTGAGAAGTAGGACCAAGTCTGCGTCGCGTTCGATCTGGCCTGAGTCGGCCAGGTCGGTGAGTCTGGGTATGCGTCCCTTGTCCTTTTCGTTCTCACGATTCAACTGGGCGAGGGCCACGATAGCGGTTTTCGTGTCGGTGGCGATAGATTTCAGCTTACCGCTGACTTCTGCGATCTCGTAGGTCTTCTTCTCGGCTGCTCTTGAGCCGTGGATTTTCTGCAGGTAGTCGATGATGACCAGCTTTACCTTCGACTTGCGTACAGCACGTCTAATGATTGCTGTGATCGAGGCAATGTTTGATACAGCAGAGCCGGATACGAACTCAATGGGGCTGTTGGCTATCTTGGCTGAAGCACTGCTCATTGCCTTCATACCTCCTTGATCCAGTTCTCCTGTCTTGATGCTCTGCATCGGAACAGAGCCGACACTGGATACCATACGGCGTACAATAGATTCATCGGACATCTCTAACGATATGAATAGAGTCGGAACCTTTGCTTGTATACCTGCAGCATTGGCAATGGCTATTGCAATAGCTGTCTTACCGATGCTTGGTCTTGCCGCGATGATAGTAAGTTCACCGAGTTGGAAACCATCGGTCTTTTGGTCGAGAGCCCAGAAGCCCGAGGTGATGCCCGAGAGCTGGCCTTTGCGTGCGAATCTTTCCTGCGTGGCGTCGATGAAGCGTCCGACCACGGACTTGGAGGATTGCACCTCGTCCTTGGAGACCTCAATGGCGAGCCCTGCTTCGGCATTAGAGACGATTTGATCGACGCTGAGGGTGGAGACAGCGGACTCACGCATCAAACGGTCCCCAGCGGCTCGTAGCTGGCGTCTGAGGTGAGCTTCTAGGACCGACTTGGTGAAGGCCGGGTAGTTGGCGGCTGAGGGGCACAGCTCGTCGGCCTTGCTGAGATCTTCGAAGGGAGCGGCAAGAGCTGGGTAGAACTTCTTCCACTCTGTGACAATGGTCTTATGTGTTACCTTGTCGCCTTTGTTGGTTATGCCTTTGGCAATCTCGTAGATGCTACGCAGGTTCTCGTTCTGTATTGCTTCACTTGGAACCTTTGCGAACACCTCGTAGCACACATCTGTACTACCACCGATACAACAGCCTACTAGGCCGTACTCGTCATCCTCTGCGTAGAATGGATCGTTCATAGGTAGTTACGCAGATCTTTGGCATCGGTGGGGATTGGCAGGTTCTTGCCACTAACAGCAGGCAAGGCATTCCTAGGAGGGAAGACGCCTTGGTAATTGCTTGCAATGGAATGCATCACTGCTGCCGGGAATGTTTCAGCGGTGTATTGCTTGGCCCATGCTTGCAAGGCAGCCGAAAGGCCGATGCGCTTGTAGCCCTGCTTGCGTTCGGCTTTGTAAGCCAGCCAGGTTTCCACAGCGGCAAGGCACTCGTCGGTCTGGAACTTCTCGGGAAGTGTCAAGCCGTACTTGACAGTCCACGGTGACTTCGGAGTCGTAGTATCTTCTTTAGGAGTAGGAGATGGAGACGGAAAGCATACTTCTGGTAACGATTCGGCATATGCCTTGGCATCGTCTGGCATATCCTCTGGCAATGCGTTGGCATGGTTTTTCCACCTCAGATTGGCAATATCCCGCTGTTTTTCGCTTCTTTCCTTCTGTTTAGTCCGTTCCTTCTCCAATCGCTTGTTCCGGTAATGTCCATCGTCTCCAGCTTCGAACTTGCTTTGGCATATGCTTTGGCAATGCGTTGGCATACCGAGGCACATCCGTTGGATGTCGAGCTCGGTAACGAAGCCTTTCGACCATTGAAGGCACAGCAGGCTGATGTAGGCACCACGCTCCTCGTTGGTCATGGTCATTGTGCCTGCTAGGAAGTCGTCGGCATAGAACTGAAATGCCGGGGCTCTTCCTTTTTGTTTCTTCTCCTTGTTCATGTATCAAACAGAAAACCCCACCCAGACCGTGGTAGGAACTCCCGCAGAAGCAACGGGACGTGGCACGGAAAGGGTGGGGAAAAGTTGGTTGGACATGGCTTCTGGTTGTAGTGTCGGCGCTCACTTCCTACGGCTCGCGCTGACGTACTGCTCCCTATCGTCCTGCTTCCTCGTCGTCTAGCTCTTTGATGAGTGTGCAAAACGCTCTGTGTGCTGTTGCTGGGACAACACCGTTGCCGAGTAGCCGCAGCTCGTCGGTTCGATTGTCACAGGAGACGCACAACTGGGCATAGTCCAGCCC